CGCAGTAGAATTAAATCTATCTTGGTCTAATTCAGCTTGAGTTACTTCTGGCGCTACTTGAAATTGCGGTGCTGCTTGATACGCTTGAGTAGGTTGTATATTTATTTCTTCATAAAAGTCTTCAATATTAGGCGGATCTACTAAATGTGAAAGCTCTTGCATAGCTTGATTTCTAGCCGACGCTTCAGTATCGTCACCAAACGCATCAAGATAAAAAGCATTACTGTTTACTGCATTAGCAATAGTATCGGCGTAAGTATTCCAACTATCAGCTTTAGCTTGAATGCCAGCGAAATCTTGATTTTCATATGCATCTACAGCTGCTTGATATCGCGCCAATCCTTCTGGAGTAAGTCCCATTTCTGATTGAGTAGCAGGTTGAGTAGACGGTTGAGCAACAGAAGGATCAGGTAACGTATTGCTAGGCTGATTACTAGAAAAGTCATTCCAGAAATTCATTCCACGATTAAAAAGATTTCCTCCCTCAGAATCAGAGCCAGCTAATAAATATACGCTCCATGGGGAAAACGGATGCTGTATAGAAATCTGAACATCTTCAAATCCCGGTATTCCTAATTCAGAAATAGGAGTATTTGGATACCCCAATCGCTCAACAGCAGTTTGAATAGCAGTTTCTATCTGCTTATTAACATCTCCCGCTACTTCATCGTGTGAATAGCCTAACTTGTTTCTGCCTCCATTTTCATAATTTTTAATATTAGATTGCCATAATCCAACACTGTCACCGTTATCGCCAGAAGTCCACGGATCAAACGCAGACTCAGCTTCTGCAATTATCCAAAACATCTTAGCAATGTCTTCAAACGTATTAAAACCCCACGGACGAAATGATTCGACTAAATCAATATTATAGTTTTTTTGGTAATTATTTAAGCCTTGAACAGTTAAGTCCCATATAGCTTGGTCTTCCATTCTTGCCATTAGCCGAATGACCCCCTTCTACCGCGTTGAGCATTTGCTAGTGTGTTTCGTGACCGCGCTGCGGCAGCAGCTTGTGCCCACGCACGTTGAACATTTTTATCGCCTTGTCCTTGTATTGTATTTACAATACTGCTGTCAAGAATATTTGGCATATTAAATGAAGGCATTTTTGGCATACCAAATCTTGGACCACTGTATGATATTTCTGGCAAATCTATAAAATTAGGCACATCAATATCAGTAATGGTTTCTTTAATGTCTGTTACCATTCCAGGTATTTTTTGTCCAATTTGTTGAGCAGCGCCTAACCCAAATCCTGGATCAATATTTGGTATTGAAGGCATTCCAAATCCTGGATCAATGTTTGGCATTGGGATATTTTTATAAAACCCAGGATCAATAGTTGCAACTGGATTAATATTTGGAATATTTGGTATAGACATATTTGGCATTGGAGGCGTTGGAATATTTTGAATTGCGTTAATTCCAGCCGCAGCCTGATTAGTACTTATAGGACCTATTGGTGTCGGTATAGGCAATCTGCGTAATGCATTTTGCACAAGGCTATTTTGATTAGCATTATTATTTTGATTGGCGGTACTTGGAATAAGCGGTTGAATAGCTTGACTTCTAATACTTCCAGGGTCCATTCCAAATCCCGGCATTGGACGATTTCCCGGATATTCAAATCCAGGAACCTGACTAGCAGGAGGAGCAGGTGGTCCCGGAACATTAAAATTACCTCCGCCCGGAGCACTTCCGCCTGGAGTAACTTGTGTTTGTTCAGGTGGTTTGAATCCATCGCCAGCACCAATATCAAGACCAGGATTTGTTGGACCTGTACCTCCTGGACCTGTTGCTCCTGGACCGGGACCTGCTGGACTTGTAGTTGCGGGCGGAGCATTAAATAATCCTTGATTAGCATATAAATTACGAAGCTGTTCGTTTAAACCACCATAATAATTTTGGTAATCGTTAAATCTATTCGCAGGACTTACCCCTTGGAATCGCGGACCACCTTTCCATTGAGGGTCACCACGAAAGTTAGCCATACGCATGAGAGACGATCCGGGATCTCGAAGCATATCGTCAAGATATTCTCGTCCTTTTAAATCTTGTGCAGCATAGTTTATTCCTAGTTGACCACCCTTTTGAATATTAGACATTGCTTCTTCAGCTAATTTAAATCTATTATCAAATTGAGCCTGTTGGCCTAATGGCAGATTGCTAACTGCTTCATTTAATTTCCATTCGCCAGTGACAGGATCGCGCTCGAAATACCGAGAATCAGGCTTGAACTCTACAGGGCCTACATCTTCACGCGGCGGTGAAACTTCTTGCCAGTTTTCATCGTAGTATGTTTCTTTACCATTACGATTTGTAACAACATGAGGAATATCTGCAGTTCCGGGCCTATAACTATTGTTGTATCTACCATCAGTACCAATATCACCCGAAATTCCTGAAGGTGTGCCTTCGGGGAATCTTGCAGTATCATCACCAGTACCTCCATACACAGGACTATCTAATGAACCTACCATTAGTAATTCTGGTAAATATGACATTAAATCACCAGAAGATATTGCAGATATATCTGATTCCGATAAACCGCTAGGTCCTTCCTGAAGCATAACCTTAAAGATTTCTTCGTCAGTAGCTTGTGGAATTCCTTGAATAGAATCTTCAAAACCTTGTTTTAAAATTTCTAAAAACTCCGTACTATTGGCACGAATATGGTCAATTACAATTTTGTCTTTTTCTAAATCTTCGCCTTTACTTGGAGAAAAACCAGAAGGCAATTTAATGCGACCACGATTATCGCGTGGAAAATATTTAGCCTGAAACGATCTCCATCGAGCATCACGCTCTGCTGTCGTAATACCTTTAGAAGTTAACGGTTCAAATAGGTCATACCATGTTTCGGTAAATGCTTCAGGTATATCAGAAGAAGAAGCAGTTCTGTCTCCACCAACGTCATCAAGAAGACGTAGCCAGTTATTTATCTTCATACCTGTAGTGCTTGGGAAATCTTTGATATTCCCTGTAATCATTTGAATTAATTCATCGTCGCTATCTGCACTGCTGCGCATACGTTCAATAAATTTAGTAAACTCAGGATTATATCTGTCAGTTATTTGACTTCCGCGTAACCATTCGCCTAACCATCGAGCAGGAGAAAGCGGGCCATGTAAAAGTTTACCTCGATCGTCTTGTGGACGGTCGTCCATTTGTCTTGGAAAACGTAACCATTTCCACCAATTAATATCTTCTGGTTTCCAGTCTTGATCAAAATCACCTTGTTGTGACCATTTATCAAAAATACGCTGCTGTACTTCACTAATAAATTCTTGTTGAAGATCCTTAGTAGTCATTAGCGACCCCCTTGAGATTGCAAGAGCGATGATTGAATTGCTTGTGTTTGCTCAGCTACAATGTTATTTATTACACCTCTAGCCTGTAAGCAAAATTCATCCTGACAATATCGTAAGTCATTTCCATGCCCATGTGCGTCAAATACTTGATACATTTCTTCAAATGACCATTTTGTTAAATCAATATAATCTTCAGTTGCAAACGCATCCGCAATGTAAAGCAGTGCTTTAGAGTTTAATGCTAACGCAGAAGCGGCTACTTCATGCATTGCATTTGATAATTCACCAGCCATTATCTAAACATCTCCTGTATTTGGTCTACCTGTACATTTTCTTGCGATTCTTCAACAACAGGTTGTGTTGGGTCAAACATCTGCTGCATAGACGGTCGCTGGTTTTGTGTAGGTACACCTCCGGGCATTTCGTTTAATGACTCCCCAAGTAAGTTGTTTCTATATGAAATTAACACATCTTCAGCAGTTGTATTAAGTCCTTGCAACATCATAAGTGTACGCACTTGCTCTGCAGGTTCGGACAAGAACAATCGAGCTACTGCAGCCTTCATCATTTCTTCTTGTGGGTTTTCAATACCACCCTTCTCCATTGCGGTTTGAGGTGAAAGGGTTCCTTGGTAGACGGCGTATAAGTCAGCCCAGAGTCGAGCATTTCTTGCATCGAGGGCCGCTTGGTCTGAAGTATAGAATTCCACGTAGGTTTCATAATACCCAGATATCTCATTTGGTTTAATACTAATTGAACTAGGCGCACCTTTAATACCTCCGAACACAGTAACTGGAGCTTCTAAAATATTTTCAATACATTGCAAGATACGACGATTCATTACTGTTACTGCCGAACGCAATGAGTTATTTGGACCTTCTAGCTTAGCTGCGGCGTTACGCACATTCATGTCAGCTTCAGTAGCAGTCTCTACTCCACGCTGCACATTACCAGACAAAATACTTGCTTTAGATAATTCGTTAGTGTAATCGTGTACTTTGTTAATTAAATTAAACGCACTCATTGGAATTTCAGGAAGACTTTCAAATCTAATTTCCTGATCATCCATGAGATTAATGCGCTTTCCAGGGCCAATCTCAATCGGTGCATCGTTGTCTTCAGAAATATTTTTAGTAATAACTGGAGCAAATGTAGAAAATCTCATCTGAATATCCACTGCAGTAAGTTGCCTAGCTTCAGTTTCAAGCATTGGATGTACATAACGCAGAATGCCTACGTACTTTTCTTCTGGTTTAGCTTCAGCAGAAATTTCTCCCCAGCCAGAATCTCGAATAACATATGGTACGTAGCCTGAGTACACAGGGTTTTCTTCTGTCGAACGCGCAGTTTCCCAATGGTATGGATTAATACCTTCGTGAACGCGCTCACCCTTACACCAAATTACGTACTCGCCGGGGCTGTCACCATGAGGCTTTGTCCACATCTCGACGTATTCCACTTTGTCTGTGTCTTTATAGTCGGCAAGGTGATCATCCAATCCATACATGCGACGTGCGTCGCCAGCGTATATTTTATAAAACTCGTATACATACTTAGGGTCATAACAATCACTAGGGTCTTCAATGATTGTTTCTGTAGGGCAATTCATTATGCTCCACAAAAATTCAGACTCACCTAGCTTTTTTAGTTCGCGCCTGTACGCTAGTTTTTCTTTTCGTGACGCATCATCGCTAGGAGGGTCAGGTACTAAATCCCAACGTAACGCCTTTTTAAGAATAATACGACCGTCTTTAATCAGTTTCTTTTTGCCTTGCGAAATAGGGTCGCCTTGTTGAATTTTTACTTGGTCCCAGAATGAACGTAAAAACTGACGCTTACGTTCAGCTAGGTCTTGTTCTTGTTGTTGCTCAGAGTTAGTTGGGCGAGCGGGTACAAAAATATGTGGCGTAGTCAAAATATGGTCAGCAAGGTTATCGACAGCATTACGTGCGGTGGGTGGTATCGTTGCGCCGATACCCTGCTGAATCCATTCTCTTGGAATAATCTGCGTCTTGTTTGGATAATCAAGATTGTAATAATCGTTGTCTAAGTCTACGGCTGCAAAGTAGTTTCCGTACACTTCACGCTTAAGCATGAGGAATCTATTAAAATCATTGTCCATAGAGTCATATGATTCGTATTCTGTAGATACCATTTACCACCTCCGCATCCAGGGTTCAGATTCTGAAAAAGTTAAATACGAACCAGCGTTCGCTCCACGCGATGTATTGCGTCGCTTCTTTGCTTTTTCAACAGCCAAAGCTAATGCTATTACGCAATCGTCATGATACCCGACTGGAGCAGAGTATCTAATCTGTCCACCTGCCATAACTTTACCCTCATAAAGATTTAATTCTTTACGCAATTGTTCGTCGTTCTTTAAGAAGTGTACCCTCTTATGCTCAATTTCGGCAGCTAACCCAGAGATTATCTTTGCCTTTGATTGGTTTGTAAATTTAAATGGCGACACTGAGCACCCTTCACGGCGCAACATATCCACTACAGGCTCACCTACACCAGACGCATCAGTGTGAATTGTTTGACATGCAAACGAATGAAACAAGTTTGTCACGCGAGGTACAAGCACTGTGTAATCAAGACCACTGAATCTGTCCATAGCTACAACTGACATGGTTGGAATGTCTACTACATACGCAACGGTGTAGTCGTTTAGCTTTCCAATGTCTAAGCCCATCAAAAACGGCCCGTCAAAAATTTGCCAGTCTTCTACATCAAACAATTCGTCGTTGCTTTTAAAGACTTGCCCATCATCTTCTGCCCACTCAGCTAAATACTGCTGCTTGAACTCGTTGTCAGTCAGGTCTTCACGCATCAATTCTAATTCTTGAGGGTCAATATACGGATTTTCTGTAGATGCAACTGAAAATGCATTAAAACGGTCTTCATTAGTGTCTAATCCACGCTGAAAGTAGGAGCGAAAGCGACTTTTGCCTTTAGCAATACCGATTGCTCGCAGTACCCCCTTAGAATCTGTCAATGCGGGCATAAAGTTTGCCCATGCTTCTTCGTTAATGTCATGCGCTTCGTCAACAAAGGCTGCAGTGACCCTATCACCCTGCAAAGACTTCGGATCGTCTGCTGTTTTGGCCTGAATTCGCCCACCATGCGCTAAATCTATGATTTTTCTCTGCTTGTCATGGCCTTTTTTGAGTTGAGTAAGGGGTCCGTGGTCTGGAACGAACAATTCCCAGATAGGTTCCCAAATTTTCATGGCAAGCTCATAGTTAGGAGCAATAACGTACACCATTGAGGGGCGGTGTATCTTTGAACTATCACGTCTTTCAGTAAATGCTTCACGTACAACCTCTGCAACAATGGCAGTAGTCTTACCACTACGTCTTCCGCAAGCGCCAATCATCCTTGTGTGCTTTAACGGGTCTGACGCAGGGATGTGAATAAGGTCTTCTTGCCAAGTAAACGGCTCGTAAGCTACTTTTCCGGGCATCATGGCTTCCCAAAGCGGGTGATACCAGTCTTCCTTCTTTTTAGGTAACATCAACTACTCGCATTGACTTCTGGAGCAACGCGACTACGTCCATTACGTCTACTTCTTCCTGCACTTCAGACGGCTTACCTAAGAATGTGTCGCGCCAAATGGTTAATGCCTGTGCATCACGGCTTTGTACCGCTTGCATCAAGCTTCCGTACCATAAATCGGCATGACCTTCTTCCATTATCTGGTCCATCAACTGAGTACGGAGCAG